ACCTGACTCGGCAACTTTAGTTAAATATAGACCAATTGCGCCTATAATGACAAAAACAATAATAACGCCTGTCAATATACCGAAATTCATGAAAAATTTTACAAAATTAGGATCATCAGTTGTCTCTTTGTTTTTTAGTAAATTATCTATTGCTTCTGTTGACATTATTTATAATAAATATATATTAAATTTATTATCCCATTCCTTAAATATAAATTATTTTCATATTGTATAATGAATTTATCAACAATATCATCATTTTTTAAAGAGAATAAAACCAATATTTTATTAGCGGCGCTATGTATTTTATTTGCATGGTTAATCATGAATTGGTTTCGTTACCTAATTAATAATTATTATATTTTTAACGGGACTAACATTGCGACTATGAAAGGAATAAAAGGAAAGGAAGGTTTTGAACCAAACATATATAATACATCCTCATACGACAATCCCAATACACCATTAACTAGTCACAGTGTTGACTTACCAATTAATACTAATTATACTTGTTCCAATTTTTGTAATCCGTCAACTGCTACATGTTCTAAAACAGGACAGCAATGTGCCGATGATATCGATTGTCAGCAATATGGATGCGAATCATTGCTAAAACCACCAACAAAAAAACAAGTAGATAAGGTAGAAGATGAACCTAGCGCTGACTATGGCGCTGGAATATTGACCTATAATCAGACACCACAATACTCAGTGTTGACAACTGATATGGGTACAAATGCGACAGTTATTAATAAAGATGCCGAACTTGTAAGACCATATCAAGGCATCCCTGTATGGGAAGAGACGTATAATAAGCAGGCGCAAATGGTCAATGACGAATTAGCGTATAAATATTCGGCAGCGCCGGAGGAATATAGAACAGCGCCATTTTATCCCGTATCCACAACAGTTACCGGGGTATTCTATGATATAGGACCAACACCAGCAAATTTCCACAGTGTGTAGTGTAAATAGTTTATTTGAGAAACAATTCTTTAAACGCAGCGTCTCTATTAGGAACATCGTTTCTTTTAAATTCATTATTAATTTCGTTTTCATCAACGTTTTCTAATTTAAACTCTTTAACAGAAGGCCAAAAGTATGAGGTATTTCCTAGTTTTGGAGGAATTCCCATAGCAGTACACAGTTTTGGCCATCCACGTAAACCTTTGGATCCACCATTATAAGTTAAATCAATAGCTAGAAATAGATGCTTCACTGGTAGTGCGTTCCACCTAGGCGCTTCAATCATTTTTTTAACTTCTGCTGCGTGTTTTAAATAATCATAAATCAGTAATTTAAACGATTGCTCATCAGTCAACCCGTTATTTATCCAGTCAGTAACAAATTCTGTATCTGATATTTGCATTTTGTTAGTTTTAATCTCTTCATCTAATATTCTGTGTCCATAAGCAATTGTATTAAATCCTAAATAATCTTGATGTAGATACCATCTACTAACAATAGTATTTCCGGTTGTGGTATCTATAGTCCATTGAACTTTATTTTGTTGTAAATCTAGTGTATAATTATATTTCTGATATTTTGGATCTTGAATATTTGAATGTGCTTTACTGCGTCTATAATAAGGTTCATATACAACATTAATTGTTTGTCCATTAGAGTCAGTTTCTTCAAAAGTTACATTTTGATCCTTAATAATAGTTTCCTTAGTCCGAATTACCTTTCCATTAGTGTCAAATAAAGCAACAAGATAAATTGTGTTACCGTTAGCGTCTTTTTTTGGTACACCCCAGCGCCCCTCTTTAACACTATTTTCCTGAGTTCTTAAAAATAAGAAATATTTATCTAAATCTGCCTTGGGTATTTCTTTAAAAGGTATAACAACTTTTTCCTTAGTTTTCGCTGAATTGTTAATTTGCGCAATAACACAAACTGAATTATAATCAGCGCAGTCATATCTAACAAATGCCTTTGTATGTCTATTAGGTACAATAGCGTACAAATATGAATTTTTTGAACTAACACCAAATTGGTTAGTTACATTATTTTTTACAGTTTCATAAGTTGAATCAAAAATAAGTTCACACAGATCATTCCCGTTAAATATTTCGTAATAATAGTAATTGAAGAAAATAGGAAATAATATTTCCGTATCAAGTTCAATCTCAGTTTGAATAGCGCCGCTATTGATATTACCAATTAAAATATTATTTTGGACTCCCATAAAATATATTTATATTAAATATATATTAATCTAAATATAAATATAAACAAGATGGTTTAGGTCGCATACATAAGACCCACATTGCCACCAACAAAGTAAACAATATTGATCCTCTCTTCAAACAACACTAAATTAAAATTGTAATCATAAATGCGCCATGTAGGTTTATTGACACCAATAATGGCGCCTGTTTGCGGGTCACAAATTGTCAAACTCTGCGCCAATGGATCTAGAGGAGGAATAATGGTTGTGAATTCCAATTCAATTTGTGTAAACCGATTCATATTTATTGCCCCCGATGGTTGTAAATTTGAATTATTAGAATGGATGCTGAAATTGTAGCAATAAAGACCTGGCGGCGCATTACCACTTGTCCTAGTATATTTTTCAATGTAATTATAAACGCCAGCTGGTTGAATGTTTTCACGATAAGATCCGTCCAATAAAATGCCCATCCCGACCAATATTTGCTCTTCATTTTCAGGAGAATAATTAGATGTAATTAGCAAACCAGTCAGGTTGCCATTTACATTTACACCCGGACCAATTGGAGTCGCAACTTGGTTACCATTTGTATCCGTTCTATAAATTATATAATTACCTTCTGCTGAAGCAGGAGTAATATCTAAAGGCATGTAACCATAAGGCCAATTCGTGTAATTCGACCATTCGTTTCTTAAATTGGCGTCACTGCGCTGAAAATAAAACATCCAATTAGAAACCATTCCGATGGAGTCCAATTCCACTTTATTAGGACCCGTCACATTATAAAAACGCTGCTCATGTACCTGTTTAATTAAATATTTTTGCTCTTCCAAAGCAAAGAGACGCTCTTCGTCATTCGATAAGAAACAATACGTACAATTCAAGTGTACATCCGCATTCCACAGTGATCTAGTATCTACGTAAGACGCGAACCCAAGTTCAAGATCGGGTGGCGGATGTAAGAAACGATAGAACTGCATATACCATGCATTAAAATTGGGCGCCACATAAGGAAAATTGAATATATGATCAAACACATCACGAATTTGAAATAGTTGATTAATTGGTCTTAATGTAACAACAATATGTAACTCATTGTATTGAAGTGACGTCAATGGAAACGCCATTTGTGATTTTAATCCAAACCAATTGTTTAGCGGAATATATAAAATACGTCCACGAATGGACGGTTCGGGACCTGCTAAGGCCTCAGTGTAATATGCGTTTGGGTATGAGTTAACACGTGGTCCAGCGTTGGCGGGATCATTAAGTTCTTTTGTGTTGCCCGTCATGATGTCAAATAGTTCTTTCTTATCAGTAGAAAAATCGCGCTGAACAGCAGCCAATAAATAATCACCGGAATATTCTTGAAGTGTATAATTACCACATGTAATACTGATTTTTGAAATCATTTTGGCGCCTAAATTCTCAATCCATTTGAATTCATATGGCGCCCACACTTGACTTTCAGCGCGAGCATCTTGTTGAGGTGGTAGAATCGGACTCCAAATGCTTGGCAAAGCAACCGACAAATAGCAATCCATAAGCAAATCAGCGTATCTAGGTATTTTGAAAGTGAAAGTAGACTCCTCTGATAAACGCAATGTTTTAGAACCTTCAAAGTCTACTCGAAATTTCTGAAGACCAAAATTAGTATACTGCGCATAAGTTGTTTTAAAAAACGTTTTAGAAGGGTTTCCATTTAAAATAACATTTTGTTGTCCAACTGATACAAGATTCATTAGTCCTCCTGGCATTTAATTGTAATTATAATAATAACATATTATTTTTTTAACTAATTATAAACGGCATTTATATAAATTTAATATATTGAATATAATTTAATTATTTATTATTTTATACAATAATATATTATAAAGAATCATGGCA